ATCTCGCAATAGATGTTCCGTCATTTGTATATTTGATTTCCGGATCACGTGTAAATCTTCCTGTAAGAATTACTTTATTCATGCTGTTACTCCTTTTCTACATGCTGTTTGTCATAGTCAATTAACATTTTGAGACATTTATGCCCTTTCTCTTTTGTAAGTGACTTAATGTCATTTACCTTGAAACGAGCCTTGATCTGTTCTAAAAGCTTGGCTTCCGGGTACTTATCAATAATGTTTTTGATTGACATAGTAGTCTCGGAACTAATCATCTCGGTTTCTTTTGCCGGTTCCGCTTTCCTACCGGACGTTTTTTCTTTCTCTCCTGTATTAGTAGAATCGCTGTCTTTGTTATCATCAATACAGAACAGTCCATTTAAAGCGTACTTTCTGGCATAAGATGAAGCTGCGCCTGTCACCTGTGAAGAATCCATACCTTTCTTAGACTCTTCTTCCCTTGCATAAGCAACGGTTGTAATCTCGCCGGTGTCTTCGCAGTCGTTCAGATGAGCTTCTGCCCTGACGTATATTCTATCCCCGACAACTTCCATCCGGTCTGTGACGCTTAACACAGTCTTCGTTTCTGTCAGAAGTGGCTTTACAGCCTCCAAAATGTCCTCGCAGCTCCTGTATTTGTATTTCCCAAAGGAATTATACTGCCCTTTAGGGGCTTTCAGTTTTGACTGAATAATCCCTAACTTCTCATATATATTCACTTCTATTCCTCCTTGTCATAAACCACATGCTTGCTGCCTTCAACGATCAGTAAACTTGCAATATCTTTCATAGATAAAGTTGATTCATTATAGATTTCAACCAGTGCGTTGTATGCAACTGTTGATACTTTCACAACCGGGTTATCCTTATCGGTTGCCGGCTGCTTCTTCCTTGCCGGAATACGGATTTCAAATTCACTCACCGATATTTTCCTCCTTATACGATTTCTGAGCCGTTAAAAGCCCATTTAAGGCCTGCACGTAGCTTGCCAGTGTCCTTGCCTTGTATGAACTTTCAATGTAGTTATCAGCTACAAGGGAAAGCTGTTCGTCTATCAGAGCAAGGACCTCGTCAATTCTCTCCTGCATCTTTTCTCACCTCACTAAAGAAACAGTAAACATTGTCAGAACCATCTCCTCTCGCCGGGTTCTGCTCGCCACTTGGAAAGATTCCGCCAGCGCAATGATACTCAAGATGATTCAGATACATGTCCGGGTTCTCCCAGTCAAGAATGTACGCTTTCCGCCTGTTCAGCTCCTCCAGAAGCTCGTTCACTGTCGTTGTCAGTTCCATTGTTGGCAGAAGCTTCAGCTCCATCTGATTCAACATTTAACGGACGCCTCCCATCTATCAGAAGTTCCAGTAAGAAAGTTCTGATTATCTTAAGCTTCTCGCGGATTTCTCTTTCAGAAAGATAATCAAAATTTATAGTCTGATACAAATCCCAATTGAATTCGTTTCCGAGAACTTCGATGATTTTTTTTCTTTTAACTCCTCTTACATTTAATCCGTGTGATGAATGTTCAAACGTAATACTTGCTGTCGGAACTTCGTTTACGACTCTTTTACAGAGTTCATAAATTTCATCGACTTCTTTCTCAAACATTTTCATTCTCCTTTCTCTCTGGCGTATCAACATCCCAGAGAATTCCATATACAATCATCGTGGTCATCGCCGCCGCAAAAAGCTGCCTGCCCGGTCCGCCCCACTGCCAGAACGGAAGGAACGTGGAAAAGCTCCCGATCAGTGCGGCACAGATGATGTTTTTCAGATTATTCACTGATACCTCCTATGATCCACGCAAGGTTGCTCGCTACCAGTGCAGCTGTTGTTACAACCCATGCGGTGAACCATCTTTTTGACTTTTTCTTGCTTTCTTCGACAATTTCAGTCGCAAGTGCTACTTCGATTTCAGCCCATGTTGGCTGATTTTCGTTTCTAATTTCACTCATATCGTGCTAATTTCTCCTTATTTGTCCTTATTTGTCTTTACAATTAGCAGATAGAGGCTTATAATTAACCTGTATCCACTAAGGCACTTTAGTGGGTGCAAAGCTCCGGGGCGGAGGCTCCAACTCCCTCCGGGGCACCTACTCGATTTCTCCGACATACTCCATGTCGGATGTGTAAATTTTCTTTCCGTCAACATACAATTCCTGACCGGATTCCAATGCGAACTCCATGCAGATTTCCGTATACGATGTTGCCGGAACGTCTTTCGTCAGATCAAGCTTTCTCATTCAGAGCCGCCTTTCCTTTCCAGACATATCCAAATTCTTCCCAGAGCTTACGGGGTGAAATGACATATTCTGTTCGGACGTTCGATTTCGTCTGAGAGGTAATGATCTTATTACCTCGATAAGCTGTTCCGATCGGCAGCCAGCCGTAGATGATGCCAGCCCTGACCGATGATTCCGGGATTCCGAGAATCTTACTGACGGATTTAACTGTCAATCGCTCATTTGAGAACTCCGGCATCTGCGGGATTCCTGAGATAATTCTTGCGATCTTCTCAGCAAAATCGTGAACTTCTGCGTTCTGTTGGATGAAGTTATCAACTTCGCTCATTTTATGCTCCTTTCTTGTGGTATACTCCCTATAGATGGGAGGTGATAATAATATGAAACCGAATATGGCAAACGGCTCCATAGTTCCGCACAGCGTCCTTGAACAGCAAATAAAAGAAGCTAAAGAAAAAGAATTACGGAAACAGCAATGGCGGCATGATTTCCGAGTAGCTTTATTTAGTGCTGTTATTGGCGGATTCGCTGGATTCCTGGCTACTGTAATCACTCAGATGTTACTTTAACACCCACTGTGCGAGTAGGCTTCCGAGTGCTCCACAGGTAGCCGAAAGCACAAAGCAAAGAATCCAAAATGCGATTCTATTTTTCAATTTGCTTTCACCTCCATGTTACGAACTTTCTTTCTGTGTCTTGCCAGAATCATCTGTCTTATCAGCATTCTTATACTTGGCAATCGTCTCGCCAACACCGAGGAAATATCCCTTGTCAAACTCTGACATATTGGGAACTGCCTTGGTTATTGATTCGAGAATCTTCTTTTCTTTCTCAGACAATGTATTCACTCCTTTCTTACGCGTTTTGATTCTTCAAAAGCAACTAAGTCACTTTCTGACACTCTGTAACCAGAGCCGTTCAGATTGATTGCCGGAAGCTGTTTATTCCGTATCCATCTCCACACGGTAGGAACTTTCACGCTATATCTTTGAGCGATTTCTTCACAGGTGTAAAGACGTTCCAAAGAATCACCTCCTACTTATTTTTAGTTGCGTTTACCACTTATTTGTGTTATCCTAGTTAATGCCTATTGGCAAAGGAAAGGAGTGGTTATTATGACCCAACTTTTGAATTTGCCTGTTCCCTTTGCTTTTAATCCGTCCGTACTGATACCTCGACAGTCAAAACAGGTCAAAGACGGCTCTGATTGTTTTGTCAGCGATTAGGCATGTTGCAGAACCAAGACTGCGAAAGTGACAAGGTGCTTCAAGAAGCATTTGGTCTCGTCAGATGCGGCATCAGCCTGCAAAGTACATAGGGTAAACAAATTTGGTAAAGAGCTGTTAGGGACGAGACCCCTAGCAGTTTCTTTTTATCTAATAGAAGCCTTGTTTCTATCAGATCGTGGCAAACGCTCAAGGTTTTGTTTACCTTGTAAACATACAATAGCACATTAAGTAAACAATGTCAAGTATATTTTTGTTGACTTT